ATGAAATGTCTAGTGACTCCTTTGGTCTTTAGCTTGGCTTGTGCTGCCTTCAACTTCTTCTTTGACAACTTTGTTCTGACGTAAAAGTCGTTAATCAAGTTCACTGCTGGTTTATCACAGTGCGCGTCAAATCTGACTGCGTCGTCTTCGAAGATGCCGACGGTGTCATCAGGTCCCAGTTCCCTAGTGATTCTCGCATGGTGTTTCTCTACTAGGTGCCCAATTTCCTCAGCGTTCATTCCGCTGGTATAGACTAAGGGTGTCTCAGGCCTCTTGTCTGATGGGTCTCGTTTTTCGCCAATGCAGGCTTGTGGGTTCCACATGTAAGCAACATACTTTGTGTACGAGTAAGATGCTGGTCCCGTCTCTACTTGATACTCAGAATGACGCCCTTGAATATGACGTGGGTCGTAATCGGTAATGTCAGGGTATTCAGTTCTACCGTCTGACTCAGGGAACGATTTAAGTTGGTGCTCACGCTTAACGAACCCCTGGATAGATGCATTGGGGTCGGCGCCTAAGTGCTTCAACATCATCTTAGCTATGCGTAATTCGTTCCGTCGTAAAGGTGGGAATCTACCAGACCATGCGTTGAACTCAAAGGGTCTCAACCTACCATTTCGGATGTATGGAGGACACTCAATAATGGGTAGTATCTCACGTAAGTGCTGGGTCCATGGCTTGTAAATCGCTATGTCAGGCTCAGGCCGGTTCATGCAGCCTCGGTTAACAACTGCCACTAATTCGTTATGCACGCAGGCCCTCGCCATTAATGGTACTCTAACAGGAGTTCCGAATCCAAATTGCGTCAACCCGTGGTGTTCATGACATGACATGTCGGTTGGCAAGATAACGGATGCTGTGGAGTGTAATTTGGCAAGCGGCCTATTGGCCATGCAAATGTCTGGATAGTGGACAGGTGAATGTCTTTCTGCTTTGATACCGCCAGTGCGAGTGGAAAACTTATACACTCGCCTTACGTAATGGGTGCCTTGTTTGGTCCATCGGGTTAACATCGGTGGGATGTGACTCGGTAGTTCTAGTATGCCTGTTATTATGGCAGTGAATGAGTAGAATGCCCAAGCAAGTGCACTTTGCAAAGAGGCTGTTGCGAGCGCTTGATCCTTTGGCAGGAAGCGGTCAATCAACTGAACTTTAGCGTTCGCCTCGATGATCCCTTGACTTAGGTATTTATTGGCTGCTCTAAGGTCGAGCAGTTTTTCATTCTGACTCCTGATGTATCGGTATGTTGACACGATACCTAGAACGAGGATGGTACCAACAGCCCCTGTGATGGCATAGTTTGGTATATATGTGGTCTTTTGGAGAGTTAGCAATTGGTTGAGTACAGCGGTGTTATCAGCGTTATCGTTAACAGCTGCGGTTAATACGGAAGCCTCTACTTCAACGTCTTTATAGAAACCTAACACGGCGGTGGGTACAGCGGCCTTTTGGATCATTTCAGGCGTGCAGTTGAATTGAGCTAAGGCTTGCTTGGCGACTTGGACTGCTGAGTTGAACAAGGCTGGGTCGCGTGTGCGTCCGGCCACCAAAGTGGCTACTTTTGCTACAGCGCCCTTTGGGATGAACACTTTATACTTGCTCCCGTAATTAACGTCCAACTGGAGCCAGCCATAGAAGGTGTAAACCTTGGCTGCGTCTAAGTGTTGTTCCTCAAATTTGGTGTTCAACAATGGGTCTTTGGC